CTCCTCTTCGCGATTGCCCGTCTCGAACAGACGCAGCACACGGCCGGGAAAGCGCGCCTGTGTGGTCCAGCGGAAGTCAAACCACAGCGCCCGCACGCATTCCTTTCCGATCAGCGAGGCGCCGAGGTGGGCGCGAAATCCTTCGTTCGCGTCCGCCTCATAGCCCGCGAAGATCGCGTCCCGGGTCGGGCTGGTGAAGGTCGGCAACTCAGCCATGCCGGCCCTCCTGCTTTTCGTGGAGAGTGCGGGCGCGTTGCACCAGCTCGGCCCATTGCTGGTCGTCGCACTCCGCGCGCACCGCCTCGATCAAGGCGTCCTTGAAGCCGTCGCGCCGCCCGCCGCCGCCGCCATTCAGCACGGCCAGGTGCGCCTTCACCTGCGCCAACGCCTGCTGCTTCAGGCGCAGCGCGGTCTTGGCGCGGTGGTACCAGATCGGGTCCAGGGTTTTCTTCTCGGTCTGCCGGCGGATGTCGGTGGTGGCGATCTGGACGCGGATGGAGGCGATTTCGGCTTGCAGGGCCACCATCTGCTCCCGGCAGCCTTGCGCCGAATCCGGCAGCCGCGGCACCACCTGGGCCATGAAGGTCTCGTCCATGACGTTGCCGATCAGGCCTGGCGTTTCCACGGCAGCCCGCCCGCCACCGGCGGATTGGGCTGCGCCACCGGTGCCGGGCGTGCCGCCGGCGCTGTAGGCGTCGGCGCGGCGGGCGCACCGACACGCGGCAGGTAGCGGATTGAATTGCTCTCCCCATACTGGCCCTTGGGCGGGCGCACACGCACATCGGCGATCAGGGGGATCAGGTGCAGCTGCTCTGAATTGCTCACCTGCAGCTTGCCGACGGCATGGCAGATCGAGGACAAGGTGCGCTGCGCGATCTGCACCGCGTCCGCATTGGCGTTGATCAGGTTCAGGCGGTCGAACAACTTGCGGCCGGCATACTGGCCGTCGAGGATGTCGACTTCCAGGTAGAGGTACTGGCCGTGGCCGTCCTTGGTCACGCGCATTTCGCTGGCGACAATCTGCGCCGGATACTTGCCCGGCGGCAGGACGTCGTAGCCGGAGGTCGGGTCGATGGAAGAAGCGTCGAAGGTTTGTCCTAGTGATGCCATGGTGATGTTCTCCTAGTGCAGGTTCAGGTGCGGTTGAGGGTGCTGGGTTGCGGGGCGGTGAGCATGGGTTTGATCGAATCCGGCATCGCCTGGGCGAAGGCCCGCCAGTCGAGCGGCAGGGTCTCGGGCAGGCCGTAGCGGTTCTTGGCCAGGAACGCGGGGCGCTCGGCGGTATGGATGACCCGCTCGCCCGAGCCCATGGCGCGGTTGACCTTTTTGTTGAAGCCGACATCCGCCTTGACGGTGCTGATGCGGTAGTTGGCGAAAAGCACCACGTCCGAGTGCTCCTGCAAGAGCGCCGCTGCGCGGGTGTGCAGCTTGATCACATAGCGGTCGTAAGGGTCGTGCTCAGGGCTGTCGAAGCGCTTGATGTCAGTGTGGGCGATCTGCACCACCGTCATGCCGCGGTCGTCACGCAGGGCGTTCAGGCCGTCGATGTACTGGCGCCACAGGCTGAGCGCCGCGACGTAGCCCTTGCCATAGCCCGGGTCCTCGATCGTCGCCCAGCCGTTGTCGCGGCAGGCCTTGGCCCAGACCAGCGGCTCCAGCCAGTCGACGCTGTCGATGACAACAGTCTTGAAGTCGTGGTCCTCGGTGTAGAGCGCGACCAGGGCATCCATCACTTCTTCAAAGGTGCGCGCCAGGGGGAACGCCGCGGCGACCAGCGTGCCCAGCCCGTCTTCCGTCTGCACGAACACCGGCTTATTGGATTGGGCGCTGAACGTGGTCTTTCCGAGACCGTTGGGACCGTAGATCATGATGCGCGGGGGCTTGGGTGCGCTGGCGCGGTTGAGTTGTCCGAGAGACATCGCCATCACGCCACCTCACCCACGTTGCCGGCATCGGCGGGTGCAGCCTTGCCGGCCTTGGGCACACGCGCGAGCTTGACCGGATGCTGGACATCGGCCGGCAACGCGGCGTTCTTGCGCGCCGCATGCAACTTCACCACCAGGGCGCGGATCTCGTCGTCGGTCTTACCGGCGATGCGTGCGGCGTTGAGCGCCGCGACCTCATGCGCCGGCCAGCCTACGGCGCGCGGGCCGAGTTTCACCTGCTTGGTCCACAACCCCTGGTCCATGCGCAGATATATTGTGGAACGGGAGTTTCCAGACTCACTTTTCGTGTTCGGGAGCCGCAAAATCGTATGGTTCATGGAGGGCCTCATTGATGGGTAACGGACATCGTGAGACGCATCGTATTTGGGCGATTTGGGCGAAAATTTCCCATCACCCGCCTGTCGCAGGCGGTGAAATCCGAGGAAAATCAGAGAATTAGGCGCTGCCAGGACGGCAACGCTTATGGCGGAACGCCGTGCGCCGCGCCGAAAATGGCGGCGCAATTCAACGGGTTACCAGGTGTGCGAGTTGGGCGAAAAGTTTTCGCCCAACTATTTCAAGATTTCATGTGCTTTTTGATGGTGCCCGCATCGCGACGACCGGCAACATCCATTTTGGCGATCTGTTGCGAATACCAAACGTCCGACATGTTCGGGCGTGTTTTCTTCAGGCTGCGGTATGCCTTCTGCCAACTCTCGTACCTGGCACGGGTCTCCAGCCTGCGCACTTCGCGCTGTGTCGTGGAAGGCTGATAACGAACCGCGGGTTCCGACGGCGGCGGCAGATCCACCATTTCCAGGATTGCGGCCCGGTCAATCGTCGGGTGCTCGCCTTCGACGTCGACAAGCTCGATCAACGGACGCAAATGCCCGGATACTTTCAGTGCAACTGACCCGGCAACGTCCAATTGCACAAGTCCCAGTTGTCGCTTGCCTTGCAAGTGACCGAGCGCAAAGACCCCGCTGGCCTTGTCCCGCTGCGGCTTGCCCTTCAATCCCAGTGCCCCCGAAATCCACTGCGCAACCTGCGCGTCGGTGATCTGCCATTGCCGCAAGCGCGACATGGCGATTTTCACCTGCCCCATATCATCGCGCCGGTCGCAGACGATAAGGGCGCGTGCCGCTTGCTGGTTCCGCGCTGGAACGACACGCACCGGCATGTAACAGTTCTGCTCACAGCCAGAGCATTCCACCATCGAAGCCGGCGCTCCCGGCACGATCCACCCGGCCGTCTGAAAAATCTCAATCGCGCCCGTCGGCCACTCCCTCACTTGCTCCCACGCAAGGACGGCATCATTCGCGGATCCGAGGCGCTGGATGAGTTCTTGCAGCACCTCCTGAACCGTCATGCAGCGCTACCGTCCGCACCGGCCTCCGGTTCCATCGGTTCGATGCCGGAATCGGCGAGCATCTTGCGGATCAACAAGTCCCGTCCGTCATGGCGCAATGCACAAGAGTCCGGGGCACTGATCTTGAATGCGCGCGTACGTGCGCGCGTGCCGGGCGTCGGCGCAAACCTGACCTTGATCTCCACCTGCGTTACGTGAAATGGCGGCAGGTTGAGCGTATCCATCAAGTTGTAGACCGCCTTCGGGTCTTCTGTCGTATCAGCTTCCACGGTCACACGGCGCTTCTTGCCAGTCTTCAGGCTCAAGCGGAGCATATGAACGGCTGCCGATTCAATGCCGCTGTCCGGCGCTCGGTTAAACGCGAAGTTCCGGTTCGCCAACCGATCGAGGGCATACACCCGGTGATAGTCGGCAAATTCATCCAGACCGTCGTACTTGAGAATGGTCTTGGCGAATATCTGTTGCAGCTCGGGCACAGACTTGGTGTTGCGGGGCGCATAGATGTCCAGCGAGCCTTCGGCCTGGGAATAGACGAAGATGATCTCGAAGGCGGGGTGTCGGGCACGTGCGGCAAGGGAATTGCGCACCCACTCCATCCCGGAATGGGCAAAATCCTCTGGGTAGGCGAAGAAATATTCCTTCTCATAGCGACGGAAAACCTCGACCTTGCAGTTGCGTCCGCGGCCTTCCTTGGTGTGGAAATGATGGCTGATGGCCTGCGCCAATCGGTTGG